CTTCACGAGACTTCTGCTCCATCTCGTCCATCTTGGTCCAGATAGCGTTCTGACGCTCCTGAATCTGAGTCTTTGTCATTTTTGCCATGATAAAAACGTTTTTATAGGGTTAATAAATAAGTTGTTCAATTTCCTCTGCTGTGCGCAGACGGTGGGCACGCAGACGCATGGCCTGCTGTTCGCGGAAACGCTGCTCCTGCTCTGCCAGTTCGCGCTGCTCGCGGGCTTCTTTCTCAGCGTTGGTCTCGCCACCGTTGGCTTCGCGCTCCTGCTGTTCGCGGGCTTCCTTTTCGGCGTTGGTCTCGCCGCCGTTAGCTTCACGCTCTGCCTTCTCACGGGCTTCACGCTCCTCGTCGGTCTCGCCCTTGTCGTCGGGGTCGTCGTCGCGCTTGTCGTTCTTATCGCCACACTCGCGCTTCAGCTGCTCCTCAATCGCCTTGTCGATAGCCTCCGAAGCCTCACGCAGTCCGACGTTGGTCTGCTCGTAGGCGGGGTGGGTGACGATGGCGACATCATAGAGGCCGGTGATTTTCTTCACGTGGCGCAGCCATACCTCCTTGCCGTCCTCGATGTCGTTGGTCTTCTCGTAGCTCACGCCGTTCTCCGAGTCCTCCCAGTCGTCCTCGAAGGCGAAGGACATGCCTGTGATGTCGCCGCGCTTCATCAGCTCCAGCGCATCGTTGGCGTTGTTGGTCTTGGGCAGGTCGCAGCGGCAGTCGATGCCGTCGCCACGGAGTTCGAGAGAGAGGGTGTCCTTGTCGGAGTTGCGGAAGCGACCGAGCACGTCGGGCACCATGTTCGAGTGGTTAAGATTCAGGATCACGTCGGACTTCGCCAGAAGTTCACGGCTGATGCAGCCAGGCTCCAGAATCTCATACACCTTGCGTGTGGAGCTCCAGGGTGTGAGGTTGACCGAGCGCACGCCGAAGACTATCGGACGGCCCTCAATCTCGCGGCTCTCCTGCTGCCCCTCCTGTGGCTCGCGCAGTTGCAAGCCGCAGTCATTGGTTGGGATGAATCTTGTCTGTTTCATGCTTAACAAATGTTTACTTGTTACTAATCGGGCGAAATGCCTGCTGGGGTTTACTCAGCTTTTGCGGCCTTCGCTTTCTTGGTCTTGGGCTGATCCTCGGCTGGCTGTTCGTCGGCAGGCTTCTCCGGCTCTTCTGCTGGTGCTTCGGTCTCGTCAGCGGGCTTTTCATCCTCTGCTGGTGCCTCGGTCTCGTCGGCAGGCTTTTCATCCTCTGCTGGTGCCTCGGTCTCGTCAGCGGGCTTTTCGTCCTCTGCTGGTGCCTCGGTCTCGTCGGTGGTTTTCTCACCTTCACCTTCGCCTTCACCTTCGTCCACGTTGTCAGTCAGTTCGGGCATAGCGTCGATGATGGGCTGGAAGTCCTCGTCGGCCCAAGCCTTGTCGAATGCGTCAGCGATAGGCTCCAGTCCTACCTCACGCAGTGCGGCTACGGCAGCGGCAACGGGTGGGAATATCTCTTCAAAGTCGCAACTTGGATAGTCCTCGCGCAATTTCTTGTCGAGAGCCTCCAGACGCTCGTCGTCGTCACGCAACTTGTTCAGGTCGCAGGCCATCTCGAAGATGGTGCTCAGCGTACCGAATGCCTTCTTGTTGTTCAGGATTTCCAACTCCTTGACCTTTGCAGCCTCCTGCGCAGCCTTGTTGTCCTTGTCCTCTACTACCTCGAACTGGTTGTAGTCCGTGGTTGTGATCTCTTTGCACAGCATGCCGTTCTTGCCTCGCAGTGCGAAACCCTCGTCGGCAATGACTGTGTACTTACCGTTGCCATGATAGATGGCTGTGCGGTTTGTCAGTTTGAAAATCTGTTTCATACTATTCGCGGGTTTTAATATTTTGGGTTTACTGCGCGATGCACACGGCTTTCGCGCTTCTTTCTCTGTTGCTGAATCTCGCGCTCCAGTGCGTCGATTTCCTCTTTTGTCGGGTTGGGTGTCATAAGCCTCTATTTTTGCCGTTAAAAACTTGATTACTAATGAAGGTGGTGGCTTGATTACTAATGAAGCAGGGTGCTTGATTAGTAATAAAGGTTTTAGCCCTCTTCTGAGCCACCTTTTTCTCCACCCTCCACGGTGTACGTGCCTGGTTTCAGCTGGGTGCTTGCGTCGCTCTTGGCGATGAGAGCCTTCAGCGTCATGAGGTTGGCACTGGCCATTGGCACGTCGCCATCCTCCACGGCTGGCATGTCGAAGTCGCGGCGGGCTTCGTTCACGGTGCAGAGTCCTGCCTGCATCTTCAGCTGTGCCACCTTTGCACGGCGTTCGGGGTCCATCACCATCAGCGGGTCTTCGCAGATGTGGATGTCGCGGGTGCCGTAGTCCTTCATGCCGATGAGCTTTCGCGCAATCTCCTTCTCGTTGCGGTTCTTCAGCGGCAGGATGGTACGTGTGTGGAACTCCATCGTGGCGTTCTGGTAGTCGTTGTAGTGCGAGTTCGTGTCGAGCATCAGCAGCGGACGCGGTACGCCCCAATAGCGGGCCACGTCGTCGTAGGTGATGCCCAGTTGCTCCAGCATCTGCATGTCCTGTGCGGTCATCGAGAGGTTCTGGAACGATTCGAGGCCGTGCATCGACACGATGTCGTGACCGCTGTAGAACTTCTTCTGCATCTCCTGGGCAGTCTTGTGCACCTCGTCCTGATTCAGCAGTCCGAAGGCCAGTGTGCCCTGTCCCTGCGTCGGTTGTTTCTCCGAGATGATACCCTTGATACGACCGCCCTTTGCCGCCGTGTCGAGAGCCTGCGAGCGCAGGGTGCGGTTCAGCGTCAGAGCCTCGAAAGCGTAGAGCAATGTCGATTTGCCCCAGCCGTTCGGATAGCGGAAGTTGTTGGGGAAATGGAGCACGTCGCTGGTCGGCACGTTCACCTCCGTCACGTAGCCATGATCCGTGAGGTACACGATGCTGGCATAGGTGGCCGTGTTGATGTTGTAGCCACACTCCTTCACGAGCCACAAATGAAGCGGAAAACCGAACTCGTCGCGCTCGATATACACGAAACCGTTTCCCGTCAGCGTGCGGTTCAGTTCCACGAGGTTCCACAGGTCGGGAGCCGTCATGATGGGGTTCGCTTCCTCCTGCAACAGATAGTTGATGCGCTTGCCCAAGCCGCGCATGTCCTGTACGAAGTTGCCGCCCTCGAAGTCCTTCTTGCGGTACTGCACCGGCATCACGCCCATCGTGTCGCCACGCAGCGTCACGGCACGATAGACCGCCGACACGGAGCAAGCCGCCTCTGGGCTTCGCGTCGCCACGATGCGCTCCATGTAATCGCCGCCCTCAATCTTCTGAGGTTCTGGTGGCATGGTGCTCGAAGGAACACCCGGAGCGGATGCCTCGCGCAACATCAGCGCATTTTCTGGCGTAGCCGCTTTGAAAAGATTACTGAAAAAACTCATATCTTATTCCTTTTTACTATTCGTACAAAAACACGTCACGGGTTTACCAGCGAAAATCGGAGCAATCAAGTCCGTCTTCTGAGGGATGGGTCGGTCAGAGTTGTGGAAGTACCACTGCATCAGATTGCCGTCGGTGATGATGTCCTCGCTGACGGGCAATACTTTCAGATTGCTGTAGAAGCGGTTGATGATTGCCGAGGTGATGGTTTGGTCGATGCGCTCAATCGAGCCAGTACCCATTAGGCACAGCAGGCCAAATGTGAGGTCGTTGATGTCGGTGTTCGCGCGGTTATCCTTCAGCACCTCGAAGCATCCCTGATACAATCCCTCTTGCATGAGGTCGTAGCCCATGCGTTTCAAGTCCACCATGCATTTATCGGCCTGACTGCGTGGGTAGCGGCGCGTCTTCACCCACACGTCATATTCGCTGGGCAGCGTGTTACGATGGGGATGGATCATCAGACATCGGTCGTACTTGCCACGCTCGAACTCATCCACAATCGGCTTCAGCGACTTGTTGATACCTATTGAGCCGTCAACCCTCACGATGATGGGTGTATCGGCATAGCGGAAGGGGTGGAAGCGCACGGTGTAACACTTGGCGAATGCGGAGTACTTGGGCATAGGGTCGTACACGACCTGCCACGTCTCGCTCTTTAGGTGTGGGTCATCCGTCACCAGCACATAGTCGGCATCTGGGTCTTTTTCCTTGACCTCATGCACCCGCTCATAGCCGTTGAAGATGTATGTCAATACCGTGTATCTCATTCCCACAAGTCTTTATGTTCGTTGAGCCACGCCTGCTGAGCCTGCAAGTCGTTCTTCTTCCACGAGCCATTACCGTAATGCTCTATCATGCTCTTAATCTGCTCGCGGCTGATAGCCTTGCCATGACACTGTGGCTTCAGTCGCTTGATGTCGTCGAGAAAAGCCGCGCCGGTGTCCCACCAGTTGCGCTTGTCATCGCCCCGATGGAGAGCCCACGCACGGTTCGGGTCGAAGTAGGTAGCACCACCTGCAACGCACATAGGCACGTTCACCCAACAGAGCAACGGCAACAGTCTGGGAATGCCCTTGGCGGTCACATTCGAGATATAACCACAGCAGCACTGGTCCTCCATGAACATCCAGTCGAATGGGGCCTTTATGAGGATGTCGCTATCCATCAGCATGAAGCCTTCGGGCACCAGCTCCCACATCTTCTGCACGCTCATCATGTGAACGTCACTACCGAAGTAGCACCCTTTTGCGCAGCCTATCTTCTCATCGCGCTCAGGGTACTTCGCCAGTTCCTTCTCGAAGTCGATAATCTGCCCCTTTCGGTTGTTAAACACTTTCACGCCCTTCATCTTCTTGGTGAAAGGTCGCTCGTTCGAGTTGTCGAATATCACAACTTGATATTCCTCACCACCATGCTTGCGGATGCTCTTGATAAGTGCCTCCGTCAGTTCCGGGGTGTTGAAATGAATAATTGCTACTGTCTTCTGTTTTGCCATAGTTCCTTTTATTTATCGTTTACAATGAGTTGCATCAGGAATTGCAGCGTGTTCTCGCGGTGGTTTGCGTTCCACGTCTCGGG